TGCCTAACACAGAGGCTCTGCAGGAAAAGTGGGCACCCATTCTCGACTATGAGGGAATGGATCCAATTAAGGATTCCCACCGCAGAGCTGTTACCGCCGTTCTTTTAGAGAACCAAGAAGCAACCCTTCGTGAGGAGCGTGACTTCCTCTCCGAATCACCCACCAACGCAGTTGGTTCCGCCGGATATCAGTCCGGTGGTGGTCAAACCGTTGCTGGTTTCGACCCTGTTCTGATCTCCCTGATCAGACGCGCAATGCCTAACTTGGTCGCATATGACCTCGCAGGTGTTCAACCAATGTCCGGTCCTACTGGACTCATCTTCGCAATGCGTTCGAAGTACACCTCTCAGGGTGGATCCGAAGCATTGTTCAACGAAGCCGATACCGCATTCTCTGGTCAGTCTGCATCCTTCGACAGAACCAATGGATTCACCAATGGTGCTGTTGGTATGGGTACCACTGCACAATCTGGCAACAATCCTGGAGCACTTGACGGTACCGCACCTCAAACTGGTGACGCAACTACCTACAACGTAGGTCAGGGTATGCGTACCGACGACGCTGAAGGTCTCGGTGATACCACCGGCGCTTTCAACGAGATGGCGTTCTCGATTGATAAGGTCACCGTTACTGCTAAGAGCAGAGCTCTGAAAGCAGAATACTCCTTGGAACTGGCTCAGGACCTCAAGGCAATCCATGGTCTGAATGCTGAAGCAGAACTTGCTAACATTCTTTCCACCGAAATCCTTGCGGAAATCAACCGCGAAGTCATTCGTACCGTTTATAACGTTGCAGAGCCTGGTGCTAAAAACAACGTTGCTAACCCTGGTACTTTTGACCTTGATGTTGACTCCAACGGTCGTTGGTCTGTTGAGAAGTTCAAAGGTCTTATCTTCCAAATCGAGCGTGACGCTAACGCAATCGCACAGCGCACTCGTAGAGGAAAGGGCAACATGATTCTGTGTTCCGCAGACGTTGCTTCCGCTCTGACCATGGCAGGCGTACTTGACTACACCCCTGCGCTTAATAGCAACCTGAACGTCGACGATACTGGTAACACCTTCGCTGGTGTTCTCGCAGGTAAGTATCGCGTTTATATTGATCCTTATGCTGCAAACCAAGCAAATGATCAGTATTACGTTGCTGGTTATAAGGGTTCTTCACCTTATGACGCAGGTCTGTTCTACTGCCCATATGTCCCCCTCCAGATGGTTCGTGCCGTTGGTCAGGACACCTTCCAACCTAAGATTGGATTCAAGACTCGCTACGGCATAGTTGCTAACCCATTCGCGGAAGGTGATAGTCTTGGTGCAGGTGCTCTCAACCGTAACACCAACCGTTACTACAGAAGGGTCAAGGTCGCTAACTTGATGTGATCTAAGTCCATCATATTTTTCGGGGGGTCGCAAGACCCCCTTTTTTTGTCTAAATATAGCATAAGGGTTTAGTGTGATGCCAGCAGTATCTAAGTCACAGCAAAGATTTATGGGTATGGTCTGTGCAACCAAGAAAGGCAAGATGGATACCCCTTCGCCTGAAGTTGCAAAAGCGGCAGAAGGTATGAGTGAGAAGGATGCTTGCGACTTTGCTAGAACAAAACATAATGGTCTTCCAAAGAAAAAGAAGACTCTGAAAGAGTTCATGGGATTCTTTAATAAAAAGAAACCACCCACTCCTCCTAAAGATGTAAAGGTTCTGGCGTATAAAAATCATAAACCAGGTGTTCTAAACAAAACCACTGGAAAGTTCACTCAACGTGATCACACACCAGATGAAGCATCAAGATATGGTTGGAAACCAGTAAAGACTAGTTCTTATGGTCCTGGAGATACCACATCTCAGACATATAATACTGGAAAGGATAAAGTTCAAAGAACTGCTGATGGAACCCCCTTCTCAGGTGCTACAAGAGGTGTAGCAGTTCCTTATAAGTACAAAGCAGGTGAAGTTCCAAAAGGAACTTGGGCAGGAACTCCGTCAGTAAAGTTTGGTACTAATATCCAGTTTACCCAAAAACCAATGGGTACGAACACTAAGGCAACAAATGCAAAGGTAAGAGATACTGGTAATTTTGGTGCGGCTGGTGAGGTAAATAGAAGTACCAGTTTTGATCTTATGAGACAGACTGCTAGAGATGTAACTGATAAGCAAAATCTGACTCCAACACAGTATGGAAAGAGAACTTTATATTCTCGCATCAAAGATCCTAAAAAGTAATTAAAATGTCTAATACGTGTACTTGGGCAAATCAAATCAATAACAGGAACTTTTTGTCTGGAATTGGATTTAAATTCAATCTTGGTAAGTATCCTAAGGTTGATTTTTTCTGCAATACTGCTAGGATACCAGAAATAACTCTGGCAACTGCAACGCAATCATCCTACTTAAAAGATATTGATATCCCAGAGACCAAATTATCCTTTGGTGATCTAACTATTCAATTTTTGGTAGATGAAAATCTGGAAAACTATAGAATTATACATGAATGGATGTATGGTTTAGGATTCCCAGAAATAGCACAACAGTTTATTGACGTTACCACCGATAAAGAAGGTATCCGAGATATGAAAGAGCAGTTTGCTGACGGCACACTCCGTATTCTTAATAGCAGCTTTAATGAAGTTGCTAAAGTAAAATTTCTTGATATGTTCCCCGTGTCTCTCAGTTCTCTAGACTTTGATGCAACATCAACTGATGTGAATTACTTTACAGCACAGGCAACCTTCAAGTATACTGTATATCAACTGACTGCTACCGATTAATGGACCTTGATAAAATTCAGGAAATGTGGCAGAAGGATTCTGTCATCGATCCTGATAATCTACATAATGAATCCCTGAAGATTCCTCAACTCCACTCAAAGTATTATACTCTACATAATACTATTACCTTGTTGCGAGAACGAGCAAGAGAACAATATAACAAAGTGAAACTTGAGCGTCATAATTTTTATACAGGTAAGGCAGACCCTGCTGTATATGAGGAAGAACCTTTTCCATATAAAGTTCGTGAGAAAGATGCTATTCAACGCTATCTAGATGCAGATGATCGATTAAATAAGATTGATATGAAGATTCGCTACTATGATACTTCTTTAAAATTTTTAGAAGAAATTATCAGGACAGTATCAAATAGAACCTTCCAAATTAAAAATGCTATTGACTGGCAAAAGTTCCAAGCAGGATTCTAATGGAAGATCAAGAGTTTTTCGATTATCAAGTAAATTTAACCATATCAGATGTTCGTCTTTTACATCATTCGGTTTTAGAAACTATTAAATATTGGCCAGGAGCACCTGCTCGACCATATGAAGAACAAGAACATCTTTGGTATATGCGAGATTCACTTCAAAGAATAATGTTAGATTATAACTTTAATAATCAATAAATATCAATATCAATATAAATATTAGGTGGGGCAATAATAAAGAAATGAAGTCTTTTAAACAATTTTCAGAACAAGCAGCAGCTGCTGCACCTGTTCCTACACCTAAAGTTGTTGTTTCTAAGACACAACCAAAACCTAAGGTAACTGATCCCAGTAGTGGTGTAGATGTTGACGATAAGGGTAGATGGAAAGGAGATATTGTTGATACTGGTAAAGAACTTGAACCTGGATATGAAAATAAAGTTAAAGATGGTAAATCAGGACCAGACCCTGATATTATTTCAGGTATAGCAAATCCAAATAAAAAGAAAAAAAAATATGGGGATACTGCTGTAAAAGGAGTTGGTGGAAGTGATACTAAGATAGCTGGTTTGCGTCCAGATGGGTCTCAAGGACCGAATAAGGTTGGTGATATTGTTCCTGATCATAAGGGAAATCCAATGAAGTTAGTTCCCAGACCTGGATATGGTTACAATCAATGGGTTCCTGTTAAAAAAGCTACAGGTGATAAAGATACTAAGATTGCTGGTGTGGGACCATATGGTCCTGGACATGAAGCACCTACTAACTATGGAGATCCAAGTAAGATTCAGTGGCCAAGAAATAAATATAAAGACAAAAAAGCACCACCAGGACCTGGGGTGAGGAATGCCTAACTAAATATCCATAGGTGAATCCTATGGATTATGTCGCACTTGATTATATCGAAGAAGAACGAAGTTTTTCTTCAAGTTAAAGCGGATCCTCATGTCTATTATGAACTGGCAGACCAGTTTACATTTGAGGTT